CAGTCTTGGTCAGGTCTTCAGCGTCGATGCCCGGCAGTTTCTTGAATTCACCGGTGATTGTGGTGTTCGCCGCGTTGAAGTTCACGCGACTGAATACGGCGGCCAGTTCAAAGCCAGCGTAGGGCGCAGTTGCGTGGCTGAGCACGAACATGCGGCGCGAACCCTGCGTCACTGCTTTGCTGACGATGTCCGTCGACAGCGATGGATCACGCACCGCTGCCTGGCTGGTGGTGTAGGCGTAGAACTTGCCAGCTGCATCGCCGGCGGTCGCCAAGGCAAGCACATCAGCATCGTTCGCGCGAATGGCTGTTTCGAACTCGAACCAGTAGAACCAGACGCCCTTGTTGATCGCGTCGTTCATCGACTCGACAGGCGTGTCGTCCTCGAGGCGCAGATAGATGCGCAGCGACTTCGGCTTAGGAATGGCAGAGAACCAAGCCAGCGCCGCCTTGTATGGGTCGGACGCTATGTCGAAATCCTTGGCTACTGCGGACGGGCTGCCGTAGTCGCGGTAGCTGCCCTCTGCAAAGGTCGCATCGCTGGACGAGTCGAAATCAGCGAAGACCATGCCCGCGCCGAAGTTGGCAGTGCCGAGCCCGGCCGAACTGATCAGCGTGGTGATGTTGATGATGTCTTCAGCCGGATAAGCCATTTACTTCCCCTTGCGCGATCGCGCCAGATTTTTCGGTTTGCACGTTGAAACCGACGCGATAGATCCGCTGCACGCGGTCTTCTGCGATGGATTCGCCGTAGAGGTAGAGAGTGAGCTGGGCTCGTTCTTCCATGGCCGCCTGATACAGGCCGGTCAGGTTGTTCGCCGACGACACGCGCGACCATCCGAGCTTGTCGCGGCGCATGATGTTCTTGATGGGCTCACGCTTGTTTGCCTCGTTGATCGAGGCTGCGTAGGCCATGGCGCCTGTGCGGTAGAAGTTCAGGCTGAACCCCAGCGTGAACTGGGTCGCAACCCGAACGATGACGTCCTCGTATTGAGGGTCGTCCAGTGCCGGCACGTTGCGCTGAGTGACGTTGGCTTGCCCGAACTGCGCAGGGTCTTGCAGGCGAACCGCGCAATACGGTCCCGCTGGAGAAGGGCCGTCAGGGTCGCCGATGATGACGTGATCAGCAGGAAGGCCGGTCGCCGCGACAACGATCCGGCAGACCGTCTTGCACAACGCTTTGGTGTCAAGCATTGGCCTGGCCCTCCAGCTTGGATATTTCGTCCGGATCCAGCTTGGCGATCACGGCCCGGCAGAAGTTGTGCCACGGCCTGAAATCGGTCGCGATGGACTTCCACCAGGTGGCCGGTTTATCAGGCGTCTCGGCGAACACCAGGATGTCGGCGAGCTTTCCTGCGGTTGATGGCTCGATCCCTTTGCCGTCGTTGCGATGGATCACACGCACGTCATTGATCCGCTCTGCACCGATCTGCAGGAATTCGATTTCCTTGTCACTCACCGGCTGCACGTTCGCGTCGAAGGTGTCGAAGTAGACCAAGGTCAGCTTTTGCTCGAAGTCCACCACCGCGCTGGCGTAGCGATTGAGCTGCACGCCCTTGTGGGTGATGAAAGGGCCGCTGACGTGGCCGCGCATGTTCAGGCCCATCAGATTCCCTCTTCGATAGGGTCGCTTCCATCGTCAAGGACGTAGCGAATCGAGCCGAGCAGTCCAGCGTTGCCGGTGTCGATAAGGGGATTGTCAGCCCCTTTTTTGGCTATGGTCGACGCAGCGTTTGCTGGGGTGCGAAGGTCGATGATTTCTTTCTTGACGTGATCCTGGGCGAGGTTGCCCATCTTGTTCAGCAGCATGAGCATGGTCATGTCACCGCTGAGCACTTTGGGGATCATGATTTGTGCGAGGCGCCGGTACTGCGGCGCGCCCTTGTCGATGGCCGGAGCGAGAAACGGTCGCGCTGGGATGTGCCCATCGGCAGAGCCGAAGTTGTTCACCGCTGCGATGGTGGCGATGTTATTGCCATCCTCGTAGGTGCCTGCGCCTTTGGGCACACCGACCAAGATTCGAGTGTCGTCCTTCAGTCGTTGCGCAAGATCCTTCAGGGCCTGCTCGACCTGCTGCTTGCCGATGAGGCTTACGGTGGGGGCGATCATACGCAGATGGCCCCCATGCCAGCCCGGTTGACCAGGTGAAGATACTCAAGGCCATATGGGGTTAGCGCCAGTGCTGCCTCCCACGCCGTCAGCGAGGCGTTCGCAGCAGGAACCGCATAAGACACGGACTCGTCTCGCACGCTCTTGCTGGACACGGCGTAGGGTGTCGAGGCGCTACCGTCCGACGAGGTTGCATCGGAGGTTGCTGCCCTCCACGTCAGATAATGAGCCGTAAGGGCGAACCATCCGCGCTGCAGGAACGAATAGGGCTGGTAAAGGCCCCAGCGGCAGGCGCCGAGCTCACTTTTGGCGATGTTCAGCGCCTTGGTGATCTTGGCGTCCGACCATTTGACCGGCTCTGCGAACTCTTCGTAGAACTCGCGGAAGTCCGCGACGATCTGCGGCGTCACATCAACATTGATTTCTGCCACGTCGCGCACCTCTGAAATGAATAAGCCCCGCACTTGGCGGGGCTTCTGTGTAGCGGGTCAGCCTTACTTCTTGGCGAGCGCCGCCTTCAGGTCCGTCTCCAGCTTCTGGGAACGAGCCTGCTCCTCGGTCAGCTTGTCCTGCGCAGTCTTGAGCTGGCCCGGCAGGTCCTTCAGGTCCGTCTCCAGCTTCTGACGGCTGGACTGCTCAGCAAAGAGCTTGTCCTTGTAGTGTTGATTCTCGTCCTGGAGCGTACGAATCAGTGCTGAATAGTCAGCTCCGCCTTCATCAGCCTTGTCCGGCGCACCAGTAACCAGCACGCCGTGCTGTTCCCAGAACGAGCCTTTCGCCAGTTCGTACTGAGCATCGGTGGTTTGCTCACCGACACCCACCGAGCTGCCATCCGACAGGAACACCGGATTGGCGCTGGTATTGGTGTAAACCTTCTTCGAAGTCATGTGACCTCCTTAGATGCCGTCGACGTAGGCGTGGGACATCGGAACGCGCAGCTCTGTACCAGCAGTGCGCACCACACCGGCCGCCTCGAAGCGCAGACCGCCGTGAGACGGGATAGGCGCGTTCAGCGTGTACGGCATTGGCAGGTGGAACTTCGCGAACTGGGCGTTTTTGGTGTACGCCATCATCCGGTCAGTACCGCCGACGCCGGCACCTGCCAGCTGCAGGATTGGCTCGAAGGTGATGTTCAGCACCCGTTCCAGGTAGCTGATCAACGTTTCCGAGGTGTTCGGGATGCGGAATGTGGTCAGTTGCCCGTACTGCTTGAGCGGCAGCAGGATGTGGGTCGGACGGAAGATGCTGTTGGTTTGCACCGAGTAAACCTGAAGGATCAGGTTGTTCAGCAGGGTCAGCATGTCGCTTGCTGCGGCATCCGGCGTCTCGGCCAGGATCTGAGCGAAGGTCTTGTTCGCACCGCCCAGCAGAGTGCCGGTAGCGAGAACAGGAACGCCCGGATACTTGATCAGACCGCCAGTTGCCAGTGAGGGCCAGCGCGCATCACCCACCATCGCAACGCGGTCAAGCCATTGCTCGGTCAGGGTGCGGGTCGCGATCGGCTTCTCAGCCAGGTAGTTGATCGCACCGCCGAAGCCCTGCGCGTTCGCCATTTCCATGGCCTTGCCGACTTCGATCTGGGTGTAGGTGTAGCCCAGGCCAGCCTGGACCACGTCAACGCCACCGATCTTCGATGCGATCTCAGCCAGCGGGAAGTCGTGGGACAGGTCGCCGATTGGAGCAGGCTCACCCTTGTAGTCGAGGACCTTGAAGCCGATCGACTCGATGTAGTCCGGTGCCGAGGTGTCGACATTCAGCACGCGGGGATACTTGATCTCCGCGTACGGCTGACGCAGCACTTCCTGTTCGATATACGTCAGGTTGCCGATCAGAAAGCCCAGTTGCGCTTGGGCCTGTGCGTCCATTGTTCTCATGTGAGCGCTCCTTAAGCGGCAATGGTGGTTGGGTTGATGGCCTTGACTTGCATCAGTGCCAACTCACCGGCCGCAGCAGCGGTCAGGAAGGTGCAGCCCGGAAGCAGGTGATTGCCGGCGGTGCTGGCGTTGGTCAGTTCGCCAGTGGTTGGCTTGGCGTAGACCTGAGCACCGACGGTGGCACCATCGATGGTCTTGACCCAGATGCGGCCATGGCTGACACGGCTGGTTTCTTCACCGACGCGGTAGCTGCCTGGAAGGTTCGCGCTGCCTTGACCTTGGCCGGTCACGTAGCTGGTGCTGACGCCTACGGTCTTGGCCACGGAGATGCCGAGGAAGAAGCCCACGCCTGCGCCAGGCAGGGCATCACGCTTGGAGGCGGAGCCAGAGACCACGGCGCGGGCGAACGGGATGACAACGTCTGCCACACCGGTGGTGACGTCGGCCATAGACAGGTCATTGATCTGACCTTCGTAGGCCTTGCCAGCGTACTGGCCAAAGGTATCAATTGCGGTGGCCATTACTTTTCACCTCGCAGGAACTTGGAGTAGGTGTCGGAGCCGTCAGTGGTCAGCTTTGGAGCCTTGGCGGCGTCCTTGGCGAACTGGGTCAGGCTGTCGTTGGTTTTGGTTCCGTCGTCGTCATCGTCATCCTTCTCGTCCGCTTCATCAGCGGCAGCGTCGAACGCGGCAACAACGTAGGCCTCGGACTTGGTCGCCCAGTCGCGGGTCGGCTTCAGCTGCGCCATGGCGGCGCGCTTGATTTCCAGCGGGGAAACCAGACCTTTGGCGTCGAAGGACTTCACGACTTTCGAGGCCAGGGCGATGGTGTCGAGGGTGGCTTTGACACGGAGGCCGATGGCAGAGTCAGAGGTGGCCTTTTTGGCTTCCTCCAGTTCTTCTTCGGCTGCGTCCTTGGTGGCCTCAGCCGTATCTGCGCGATCGCTCGCTTCGTCGAGTGCCTTCATGAGCCG